GTCGTCGCGGTACACCAAGGCTCTGGCCCGTGCCATGGCTTACACCAAGCAGACCAAGGCTGCTGCGGTCCTTAACAACGGCTTCGACACCGATTATCCCGGTGGCGACGGCAAGCCGCTGTTCTCGGCCTCGCACCCGCTGGTCTCGGGTGGTACCAACTCGAACATCCCCAGCACCCCGGCTGACCTGAACGAAACGTCGCTTGAAGCGGCGGTCATTCAGATCGCGGCGTGGACGGATGAACGTGGTCTGCTGATCGCGGCGAAGCCGCGTAAGCTGGTGGTCCCGCCGAGCCTGATGTTCGTTGCTACTCGTCTGCTCGAAACCGAACTGCGCGTTTCGACTGCCGACAACGACATCAACGCTCTGAAGTCGAACGGCTCGATCCCGGAAGGCTACACCGTCAACCACTTCCTGACCGACACGGATGCGTGGTTCCTGACCACCGATGTGCCGAACGGTCTGAAGCACTTTGTTCGCACGCCGATGGCGACGAGCATGGACGGTGACTTTGATACCGGCAACGTCCGTTACAAGGCTCGCGAGCGTTACAGCTTCGGCTGGTCGGACCCTCTGGGCATGTACGGTTCCGAAGGCGCTGCCTAAGGAAACAGGGGGAGGGGAAGCGGGAAACTGCTTCCCCTCTTTTCTTATCGGTGCTATACCTACGCACCTAGGGATTTATCTCGTACCGACTGACCTAGCAGACGTAGCAGAGACGGTACGGGGCATTGTGCTGCTACACAGGAGATAGAGCATGGCTCGCACTACTTTTTCGGGTCCGGTAAAGTCGGACAATGGCTTTGAAGGCAACATCACCGGCACTGTTGTGCAGCCGGTTTCGGCGGTTGCTGCTGCGGGTACCAACCTCGCTACTGCTGCTGCCCTCTCGAACGGCATCAACGTCGTTTCGGGCGCTGACGGCACCAAGGGTGTCGCTCTTCCGACTGCTGTGGCTGGCACGACCATCACGGTCTATAGCTCGGCTGCTACCAGCGGCCTCGTCGTCTACGCAAACACCAGCGACACCATCAACGGCGGCGCTTCGGTGACCATGGAAGGCCAGACGTGGCTTCAGGCTGTTGCGACCTCGGACGCTGCGTGGCTGACGACGATCTTCACCGCCAATAGCTAATAGCTCGATAGGAGGGCCTTCCTATGGCTATGCAAACTGACGTCAAATCCACGAAGCCGCTGACTTCGTCGGGCGTCTTCAAGACCCAGACTGACGCGAACTGCGCGTTTCGTACCCGCGTGAAGGGTATCTATGCGGTGTGCGGTACTGATGCAGGCTCGGTCGTCATTCGTGACGGGGAGACGGGTCCGATTCTTCTGACGCTCAACACCCCGACGGTTGCGGCTGCTGGTTCGATCTACTTCCTCGTACCGGATCAGGGCATCCTTGCGGAAAATGGGTTGTATGGTACCGTGACCAACACGGCATCAACCGTCATTTTCTATGGGTGACCTATGCAAGCGCAGAAGAGTTATGATCTAGCCGGGAAGAGCATCTTCATTGCTCTCCCGGCCTACGACTTCAAGGTATCCTTGAAGCTGGCCGTGTCGCTTGCCCGCTTCGCGCAGGCGGCTCCGCAGCACGGCATCAACATCAACATCGGCTCTATCTGCGGCTGCTCTGTGGTTTCCCGGGCGCGCAACCTTCTGGCACAGGACCTGCTGGAGTCCGAGTGCGACTACCTCATGTTCATCGACAGCGACATCAACTTCGAACCGGATGACATCCTGCGCTTGATGGCGTGGGGTACTGACCCGAAGAAGGGCATCGTCGCTGGTGTCCCGCGCACGCGCAGCGAGACCAAGACCTACATCGCCAACCTCGAATACGACGAGAACGGCGAGTTGACCATGAACGGGATGGGTCTGGTCCGTGCTGAGCGCGTGGCGACTGCTTTCATGCTCGTTCGCCGGGAAGTCTTCGAGAAGATGGTCGAGGTGCACCCGGAGTGGAAGTACTACGACAAGAAGACGGACCGCATGATCCCATGCCTGTTCGACTTCCAACTCACCGAGGAAGGCTACATCGGTGAGGACTACCTGTTCTGTGACCGCGCCCGTGAGATCGGCTTTGAAGTGTGGATCGACCCGTCGATCTCGCTCGGCCACATGGGTGTGCAGGAATACATGGGCGATTACGGTAGGGACGTACTCTACCCGATGATCGCTCCTTCGGTGAAGGAGGTTGCGTAATGCCTAGTGGTAGTGATTATCGTCTCCCGCCCGGACGTCCCAGTCCGCGTCCCGGCCCCGGTAACACCGAGAGCATGCCCGATATGGTCCGTATTGCGCAGCAGCGCCGTATGGAGACGGGTGATGCGTTTGGTAACTCTGGGCGTGGCGGTGGTTCGTCGATCTCGGTTGGGCGTGTCGGTAGCCCCATTCGGAGCGCGGTAGCTCCGGGCCTCACGACTGGCACCGGCATGGGTGTTCGTGGCGGCTTCCGCTTCAAGGAAGGCGGCGAGGTCAAGAAGAAGCCCAAGAAGATGGCCAAGGGCGGTAAGGTTTCCTCGGCCTCGAAGCGCGCCGATGGCTGCGCTACCAAGGGCAAGACCAAGGGAAAGATGGTCTGATGGCTAAACCTGTTCCTTACGCTTCTGCGGACAAAGCGACTAAGCTCTGCACGAAGTGTGAGGGCGTTTTTGCGTTGGATCAGTTCTACACGACCGGCAAAAAAGTATCGGGCACACCCAAGTACAACTCATGGTGTAAGTCGTGTGTGTCGAAAAAGCAGGCGGCGTACCACGAACGTACGTGGGGGCCGGAACGGCTCCAGCATTCTGCCTTTAAGCGCACCAAGTCGGTGCGGTCGTTCTTGACCTACCTCCGCAGCAAAGCTGTGCAACGTGGTAAGGGGGACGTACTTAGTGTCGATGCTCTCGAACTGCTTTGGTATACCCAAAGCGGTAAGTGCGCGCTTACAGGGTGGGATATGACTATGGAGCTTGGTCGTGGTACTGTCCCGACCAATTGCAGCCTCGACCGCATCGACTCCCGGTGTGGATACGAAGTCGGTAATGTGCAGCTTGTCTGTCGTGCGGCAAATGTGGCTAAGAGCGATTTGTCGTTGAGTGACTTCGTAACCTTGTGCCGCTCTGTGATGGAGGTCCACCATGGCTAAAACACCTGCTTGGCAGCGGAAAGAAGGTAAGTCTGAGAAAGGTGGCCTCAACGCCAAAGGGCGTGCGTCGGCCAAGAAGCAGGGGATGAACCTGAAGCCGCCTGCTCCGAACCCCAAAACCAAGAAGGACGCCTCGCGGCGCAAGTCCTTCTGCTCGCGTATGAAGGGCATGAAGTCGAAGCTCACCAGCAGCAAGACCGCTAATGACCCGAATAGCCGGATCAACAAATCACTGAGGGCGTGGAACTGCTGACATGGAGATGATGGTATGGAACGTCATTTTGAGCGGTATCGTGGGTGTCATGGCTTTCCTTATTAAGGGGAAGTTCGACGAGTTGGATCGGATCACGATCCTACTCAACCGGACCCGCGAGGAGATCGCCCGCGACCATGTGACCCGTGCGGAGATGAATACCACTGTCGATAAGTTGGGGGAGCGCTTCGACCACGCGTTCAAGCGCCTCGAAGATAAACTCGACGAGTTCAGGAAGGCATAATCATGCGTGACCGTCTGAAGAAGTATCGCAAGGAAGACCAAGCCGAGAAGCGTTTCGGTAAGGACATCAGCGTCTCGACCATGGATGAGACCCCGATGCGGAAGACCCCCGACACCATCGACGTCAAGGGGCCTTCGCGGCTCCGCGAGAGTAAGCCTGCGGCTGGTGGGTCGTTTGGTTCGGCCTTTGCTGCCGCACGTAAGAGAGCGATTGCCGAGGGGCGTGACCCAGATAAGGAAGTCTTCACGTGGGGTGGGGAAAAGAAGGTGGCCAAACTGGCTACGTCTACGCCGAAGAAGGCTGCCCCGACACGCTCGCCTGCTGCCGCTGCTGCTACTCGCTCGGCTCCCGGTAAGGCCCCGGCTTCGACCGCTAAGGCGGCTGCGGCTACTCCCCCTCCCAAGACGGCTTCTGCTTCGACCGCCAAGGCGGCTCCGGCTAAGTCGCCGGGTCTGTATGAAAAGGATGCTTCTGGTAGCTGGAAGGACAATTCACCGGCTGCGCGGCGTACTCGTACTGGGGATGCGCTCACGTTGGGTCTTACTGCGGCATTTCGCAATAGCGGCAGCGGCAAAAACGACCGCCCCAACGCCTACAGCGGTATGACGAACTACTACCGCAATAAGGAGAAGAAGGAAGCCGAGGCTAAGGCCGCTGCACGTAAAGATGATCGGCTGGCTCGTGAACTTATGTCCAGCGGGCGCAAACCCGAGGCTCCTTCGATGCTGCGCGCCTCCGCCAAGGGTGGTGCGATCAAGAAGTACGCCAAGGGCGGTAGCATCGATGGATGTGCTGTGCGCGGCAAGACCAAGGCGATGCGGAAGAAGTAATGCCCAGCACCAGCGCCAAGCAGGCTAAGTTCATGCGGGCGGTCGCCAACAGCCCGAAGTTCGCCAAGAAGGTCGGGGTGCCCCAGAGCGTGGGAAAGGATTTTGAGATGGCTGACAAGAAGATGAAGAAGTTCAACACGGGCGGTGCGTCGAAGAAGCCTAAGCCGGAGCCGACCACTGGCGGAGCCAGCACTGTGCCGATGACCCCGGAGCGCAAGAAGTTCCTCGAAGAGATGGAACGCCGCAACAAGGAAGCCCGCGCTGCTGGCGCTGCTGAAGCCAAGAAAAGCCCTGATTACGGGCGTGCCAAAGGAGGCAAGGTTATGAAGAAGTCGGATAAGGCTGGCCGCGCTCTCGTCAAGAAGTCGGCTGACACCATGGGCCGTGCCATGATGAAGAAGGCCGGTGGCGGCAAGTGCTACGCCAAGGGTGGCTCGGCTTCGGCTCGTGCTGACGGTATCGCCAAGAAGGGCAAGACCAAGGGCAAGATGATGGCCCGTGGGGGTATGTGCTAATGCGCGTCTCTCGTGGCATGGGGGATGCAATGAACCCGTCCAAGATGCCCGGCGCGAAGACCATCAAGCGGAAGGACAACCCTAATGCCGTCAAGGTTTATGCGAAGGGCGGCAAAGCCAAGTTCATCCAAAAGGCGATCAAGAAGCCCGGCGCACTCCGTGCGGAGCTTGGCGTTGCTAAGGGTAAGACGATCCCGGCAGGGAAGCTAGCTAAGGCCGCTAAGGCCCCGGGTAAGCTTGGTCAGCGCGCCCGGTTTGCTCAGTTGCTGAAGGGCTTCAAGAAAGGCAAGTAAGTGGCACGTACTGATGAGGGCAAGTGGAAGCGTATCGTTGCCAGTGTGAAGGCCAGCGGCAAGGGTGGTAAGCCCGGTCAGTGGTCGGCACGCAAGGCGCAGCTTGCCTCTCAGCAGTACAAGAAGTCTGGTGGCGGCTACAAAGGCCCCAAGACCGAAGCCCAGAAGTCGCTTTCTAAGTGGACCAAGGAGGACTGGGGGACCAAGTCCGGCAAGCCATCGACCCAAGGTTCCAAGGCCACCGGGGAGCGCTACCTCCCGAAGAAAGCGCGGCAGGCACTGACATCTTCTGAATATGCTGCTACAACCAAGGCCAAGCGCGAAGGTATGAAGCAGGGCAAGCAGTTCGTTAAGCAGCCCAAAACCATCGCCAAGAAGACAGCGAGGTTCCGGTGACGACGAGCGGCAACACAGCATTCAATCTCAACCTGAACGAGCTTGTCGAAGAAGCCTTCGAGCGCTGCGGCGCTGAGCTTCGTTCGGGGTACGACTTGCGCACTGCTCGGCGTAGCCTCAATCTGCTGACGATTGAGTGGGCTAACCGGGGCATCAACCTGTGGACCATCGAACAGGGGAGTATCCCGTTGGTGCAGGGACAGATCATCTACGATCTACCTGCGGATACCATTGACCTGATCGACCACGTAATCCGCACCCAAACCGGGCAGGCGCAAACCGACATCAACATCAGCCGGATCAGTGTCGATACCTACTCGACGATCCCGAATAAGAACGCGCAGGGGCGTCCCATTCAAGTGTGGATCAACCGCCAGTCGGGAGCTACCTACCCGGACGGTCTCATCCCCCCGGGCACTGAGGTACGTTACCCCCAGATCAACGTCTGGCCCGCACCGGAACAGAGCAACTACTACACCTTCGTCTACTGGCGGCTGCGCCGCATCCAAGATGCAGGCAACGGCGTCAACACGCAGGACATCCCGTTCCGGTTCCTACCGTGCATGGTTGCTGGGTTGGCTTATCACCTGTCCAAGAAGGTGCCCGGTGCGCTTGAGCGCACCGCAATGCTCAAGGCTGAATACGAGGAACTGTGGCAGCAGGCTGCTGATGAGGATCGCGAGAAGGCCCCGCTCCGCATCGCACCGCGTCAGATGTTCTACTAGGAGGTAACGTGCCGAACCGGTTCGCCTCTGGTAAATATGCAATCTCGCAGTGCGACCGCTGCGGGTTTCGCTACAAGCTCAAGCAGCTTCGGCGTCTCGTCATCAAGACGAAGAACGTCAATATCCTCGTGTGCCCGACTTGCTGGGAGCCGGATCAGCCGCAGCTTCAACTGGGGATGTACCCGGTCGATGACCCGCAGGCGCTGCGCAACCCACGTCCCGATACGACGTACTTCCAAGCGGGCCTAACCGGGCTTCAGGAGGAGACCCAAGGCGAAGTGCCGAACGACAATGTTCTGGCCTTTGGTACGCCCTCAGGGGGCAGTCGTGTGATCCAGTGGGGATGGAACCCCGTCGGCCTGAATAATCCTTTGGGTTTATCTGGCCTTCCAAATACGCTACTAGGGACTGGGCAGGTAGGCACCGTAACTGTGCAGACGGAGAACTGAGATGGACAAGAAAGACCTCAAGCAGGATAAGAAGACGGCTGCGGCTGCGGTGCACAAGCACGAGCGCGCCAAACACAAGGGCCAGCCGCTGACCAAGATGGCCAAGGGTGGCAAGACCAATGCTCAGATGCTGAAGCTGGGTCGCAATCTCGCGAAGGTTGCCAACCAGAAGAAGTCGGTCCGCAGCGTGCGGAAGGACATGGGGAAGGTCAACAAGAATGGCTAGTCACACCAAGGACATCGGGAAGTACGGCCAGATCAAGACCTACTCGGACCCGATGGGTAACAACGGTTACCCGAACAACGTCGCTAACACCCAGACGCAGAAGACCCGTGGCACGGGTGCTGCTACCAAGGGTACTGGGCACAGTAAGAAGATGGGCTGATGAACTACGCTCAACTGTTCGAAACGGTTAAGGGGTACGTCGAAAACGACTTCCCCAACACCTCGTGGACCGACTCCACGGGTTCTGGCACGGTGACGCTGACGTCCACCGAGCAGATCAACACGTTCATTGAGCAGGCCGAGCAGCGCATCTTCAACACCGTCCAGCTTCTGGACCTCAGGAAAAACGTCACCGGCAACTGCACGGCAGGGAACAAGTACCTCTCGGTGCCCACTGACTGGCTGGCCAACTTCTCGCTGGCCGTGATCGACAGCAACGGGAACTATGAGTACCTGCTCAATAAGGATGTGAACTTCATCCGGCAGGCGTACCCGAACCCCAACGACGAGGGGCTACCCTACTGCTACGCCTATTTCGACGAGAACTCCTACATCCTTGGGCCGACCCCGGACCAGAACTACGCCGTCGAACTGCACTACTTCTACTACCCGGAGTCCATCGTAACCGCTGGTACGTCGTGGTTGGGCGAGAACTTTGACAGCGTGCTGCTCTACGGGACACTGCTCGAAGCCTACACCTTCATGAAGGGTGAGGCGGATGTCATGGGCTTCTACCAGAAGCGGTACGACGAGGCGATGGGCATGCTTAAGCAGCTTGGCGAAGGTAAGAACCGCCAAGACATGTATCGTAGCGGCCAAGTCCGCTACCCGGTGAGGTAAGCGATGTTCAACGGACTTAGCGACGTCGGTAGCGTGATGGTCATGGCGACCGAAGGGCGTGGCTTCACTCCCGAAGAGATCGCTGAACGCGCCCTCGATAAGATCATCTTCGTCGGTAGCAACGCGCATCCGGCGATCCGCGATCAGGCTGAAGCCTTCAAGGACAGCATCCGGCAGGTGCTAGTCTACTACCTGCACGAGGCGGTCCGCTCGCACAACGTCACTCTGGTTAACAAGTTCAAGCAGGCGGGGCATCCAGAGTTGATCCCGATCCTCGACGCATAAGGAGGCCAAAATGCCGATTACACAAGCGATGTGCACCAGCTTCAAGGCCGAGCTTATGCTGGCCGTGCACGACTTCCGGGCTACCGGTGGCGATACTTTCAAGCTCGCCCTCTACACCTCGTCGGCTTCGCTGGACGCAAACACCACGGCGTATACCTCGTCGAACGAAGTCTCGTCTTCGGGTACGAACTACACCGCTGGTGGCGGCACGCTGGTTAATCTTGGCGTGGTCACCTCGAACAACAACTCGTCGTCGGGCACTGGCTTTACCGACTTTTCGGACCTGACTTTCCCGAACGCGACGATCACGGCTCGTGGCGCGCTGATCTACAACACCACCCCGTCGGCCAACTCGAACGCCAATACCACGCTGACGAATGCCTCGGTGGCGGTGCTGGACTTCGGGTCGGATAAGACTTCAACTGATGGTGATTTCACCATCATCTTCCCGTCGGCTACCAACACCACCGCCATCATCCGGATTGCCTGATGCCCCTTGTCCTCGCTGATCGTGTCCGCGACACCACCACTACGACTGGTACTGGCACGGTAACGCTCAGCGGGACCGCTCCTTCCGGCTACCAGAACTTTTCGGTCGTCGGTAATGGCAACACCACCTACTACACGATCAACGCTGGTTCCCAGTGGGAAGTCGGCATTGGCACCTATTCGTCCACCGGGCCGACACTGGCCCGCACGACCGTGCTGGCGTCGAGCAACAGTGGCTCGTTGGTTGATTTCTCGGCGGGTACCAAGGACGTCTTCGTTACCTACCCGGCTGGGGAGTCGGTGTATCAGGACGGGGCGTCCATTGCGGCGGGCACCGCTGTTCTCGGCGTCGCCAACGGTGGCACGGGCGCAACGACGCTATCCTCAGGCTATCTGGTCAAGGGCAACGGCACCTCGGCTGTGTCGGCCTCTGTCATCTACGACAACGGCACGAATGTTGGCATCGGCACGGCGTCTCCGACTGAACTACTGGATGTTAACGCTGCCGCTGCAACCACCGGCTACAATGACTTTGTAGCCTTTCGGCAGGTCAACGGGACGGGCACGCACTCCCGCATACTGTTCGGGCAGAACAGCACGAACAACATGTTCCTTGAGGTCGCAGACCAAGCGAACGTCAAGGGCAATCTTCTTTTACAACCCTTCGGCGGTAGTGTCGGGATCGGGACGGGTTCACCGGCTTTCAACCTAGATGTCACCGGGACGGGTCGCTTCACTGGTGCTACGCGGTTCGATAACAGCATCAACCTCAAGACTGCTACCCTCAACTACATCTACTTTGACGATGCGCTGGCCTTCGCCCGGAACGGTGTTGGTGAGCGCATGCGGATTGACACCGCAGGTAACGTCGGGATCGGGACCAGCGCCCCTGCCCGGTTGTTTGAAGTAACGGCCACCGGGACCAACATCCCGGCGCGGCTCGGCAACTCGCAGGGCAACCTCGACATCGGTGGGTCTGACGGCGTTGTAGTAAATATCGACACGCGTAGCTGGGCTATGGGCCTCCAGACTGGCGGTACCGAGCGCATGCGGATCACCACTGCGGGCGATGTTGGGATCGGGACGAGTTCGCCCGGTGCGAAGCTGAGTATAGATCGCGGGTCTTCAGGGCAGATTTTCACTTTTAAGGGGGCTGGCGGCACCTTCGGCTTCGCCTCTGGTGTGCTGGGCGGCGTTAACGCGTGCGAACTGACGACAGCGGATACTAGTGGAACGCAAGCTACGCGTATGATGACGCGTGGCGGCACCGATAATGCCGACATTGAGTTCTATCGTGGCGCTCGTGGCGCAGAAACCATCTCGATGTTTATCGAAGGCGACAACGGTAATGTCGGGGTCGGGACGACTACACCGGGCTTCAAGCTGCAAGTTAACGGCCCCATCGGCATCCCCTCTGATGTGAATGGGAAGCTGGATATTGGTCGCTTTTCTTCTGGCTACGGTGGCGGGGCCATCGATTTCACGGGTGGCACGTTCGGCGTCATCCAGATCAATTCCTCGGAAAAAGTACGGGTCACCGATGCCGGTAACGTCGGTATCGGGACGAGTTCTCCCGGTACTAAGTTGAGCGTTAACGGCGCTGTTACCGCTGGAACAGAGAGCGGCGTGTCGTACTATATCGACACCAACGCAGCGATCAGGAATACCAGTACATCCGGCAACACCATGTACTTCGACAGCGGTGTCGGGTCTGGCTCGACGGGCGGCGATTTCCAGTTCCGCGCTACTGCCTCTTACACCACACGACTATACATCAACGGCAACACCGGCAACGTCGGGATCGGCACCAGCAGCCCCAGCAGCCGCCTAACGGTGCAGGGCGACGAGCTTATCATCCCTGCGGCTGGGTGGACGTCAGGGCAGGCTGCACGGCTGTACCTTGGTGACACCAACAACGGTATTCAAAACGTCAACGGCGGCTATTCAAATTACTTTGCCTTCAACGGGCATAGCTGGCTCGTCAACACCGTGGAGGCGATGCGGATCGACGGGTCGCGCAATGTCGGGATCGGTACCTCCACCCCCGGCTATAGACTGGACGTCTCTGGCGTAATCAACACCAACGCCGCAGTCCGCATGACCCCGACCAATGTCGGGGCGTTCACCCGCGCACAGCTTCAGAGCGCCTACAACCTCGACGGCACTGGGGCTTCGGTCTTTACGTGGAACTACACGAACGGTGGTGGTGAGCTTGACCTGTTCATCAATCGGAATGGCGGCGGCACTGGTGGCCTGAAAATCTACGACTTCCCGAATACCTCGGGCGACCCGACCAATATCTTCACCGTCGAAGGTGGCGGCAACGTCGGGATCGGAACTGCGTCCCCCGCGACAAGCCTGAGCGTTGTGACGAATACGACTTCCCACATCGGGATGCGCGTCACCAACAACTCGACCACACAGTTCGCCGGTTCGGGCTTGCAGATGCTCGGCCCAAGCGCCGCTGGTACACAGGGTGGTGCGGCCATCTACTACTACAACACCACCGTTGGGGGTACCCAAGGTGGGATGGCAATGGCCCAGCTTGCCAACAATGGTAGCTTCCAACGCAATCTTGCCTACTACGATTTCAACAATCAGTCGTGGGCGTTTCTCACCAGCGGTTCTGAGCGTCTTAGTATTACCAGTGGTGGCAGTGTCGGGATTGGTACGAGCAGCCCTGCCACGACGCTAGATGTGGCGGGGGCGATCCGCAGCAGTACAGGTGCCTCCGACCCCGGCACCGGGACCGTACTTTACTTTGTCGGGTCTGGCTCTTTCCAGACTGTCGTGGCTGGGGCTGCGTTCGCGGTCCACACGGGGAACAACAATGCGCGCACCGAGCGGATGCGCATCGACATTAATGGTAATGCTGGGATCG